AGTATAGCGCCACCGCCACTCCAAAAGTTTCTGTCAGCCGAGCCACTCAGGAACGTACCCCTGAAGAAAGCGGCTTCATGCGGCGTACCATTGAACGCAACAAGGAGACCATGGCCGCCATCCAACTGGAAGGCGAACGGTTTGACCTTGATGAGCGTATTGCTGCCGAACTTTTCGGCCTTTCCACTCCGAAACCTAAAAATCTCAGCAGGAAGAAAATGGACGAATGTCGTGAAAGGTATGACCATGGTAAACTTTCCGTTCCTCTCTCCCTACCGGAGAAACGCAAACAGGAGGAAACCGAAATCGATAATGAAGCCGATTATTCCACTGTGGGGGAATACACCAAGGCACTTTCCAATATGACACTGGATGAGCTGGCATTGGACAGGTTTTAAACAATAATCAATTAAATACTATTCAAACTATGAAAGGATTAACCAAACAAGACAAAAACGATATCCGCGATGCGCTGATGGGCTATTGTGAGAATTTTCCCAGCCGTAACCGCGCCAGCGAAAGCCTGCAGGGGGTTAGTGCGGCTGTAGTAAGCCAGATTTTAAACACCAAGTATGAAAGTATCTCCGATGATATGTTTAGCCGCATAGCGGCGCAAATCGGTTTCAGTTTTGAACGTTGGACCATTTGTGAAAGTGAGAACTACCGTCTCGCCACTTACGTGCTGGCCGATGCCCAAATGTACAAGAACGTTACCTGGATGGTGGGTGATGCAGGTTGTGGAAAGACTACTGCAGCCATAGAATTTCGTCGTACACATCGTAACGTGTTTTATATCCTTTGCTCGGAAGACATGAGACGCAGTGATTTTGTCCGGGAAATAGCCAAACAGGTAGGTGCGCCTACTGACAGCACCAACAATTTGCGTGACATGCTGGATTATGCTCTTGGCATGATTGGTTTCCTGCAGAACCCGCTGCTTATTTTTGATGAGGGCGACAAGTTGACAGACTGCGTGCTGAACTACTTTATCAGCATCTACAACCGTCTGGAGGGACGTGCCGGTATTGTATTCATGAGTACTGACTACATCAAGCGCCGCGTGGACAACGGACTGCGCTACAACAAGAAAGGCTATAAAGAAATCAACAGCCGCATAGGCCGCAAGTTTTTCGATTTGAATGCCACCGGGCGCAATGATATATACGCCATTTGTCAGGCCAACGGATTGACAAATGAAGCTGAGATAAAGCGTGTAATGAAAGATGTGGAGGCTTGTGATAATGACCTGCGCCGGGTTAAACGTGTAGTTCATGCACAAAAACGGCGTGCCGAGCAGCAGAAAGGGAGGGATGAAGAATGAATGTAAGACATGAAGATGCTGCAGGGGAAAAGGAGAAAAAGATAACCTTTGACCGAAATGCTAAAGGGGTACGTGAAATGCTTTCGATGAAGTTCGATACGCTGGATTTCAAAGATGCGTGGCATGATGCTTTCGGTACACCGGAACGCCGGGGTGTGTGGTTTGTCTGGGGAAATTCCGGTAACGGCAAAACCTCGTTTGTAATGCAGCTCTGTAAGTACCTCTGCCGTTTCGGGCGTGTGGCTTACAACAGTATGGAAGAGGGTGCATGTCTCACCATGCAGGACACACTCCGGCGCTTCGGCATGATGGAAGTCAACCGCCGTTTTCTGCTAATCGACAACGAGAGCATTGAGCAGCTCAGTTTGCGGTTGAAGCGTCAGAAATCGCCTGACTTTGTGGTTATCGACAGTTTCCAATACACGCAGATGACCTATCGGCAATATATAGAATTCAAGGAACAACACCGCAACAAGCTGATTATCTTCATCAGCCATGCCACCGGACGACTACCCACCGGACGCAGCGGTAAAAGTGTGATGTTCGATGCCACACTGAAGATATATGTCGAAGGGTACCGCGCTTTCAGCAAAGGGCGTTTTATCGGACCTGTGGGACACTTCGATATCTGGCCGGAAATGGCGACGAGATACTGGGGAGAAAACAACGAATGATTATTAATGTTCAGTGACAGACAGACCTATTATGAAAACGACCAAAAATAAATCCATTACGTCGCAGCAGCTCAAAGCCCTGCACGCCACTTTCCACCGCATCGGTATGGATGACGATGCCAGGCATGGATGCATCTATGAATTCACTTCCGGACGTACGGCAAGCAGCCGGGAACTGACGATGCACGAAGCGCGGCAACTGCTGGAAAGGTTGAACCCGCCGGATGAAAAGGTAAGGGCAATGCAACTGGCGGAAGCGAAAAGCGTGTTCCGCGATATTTATCGCCTGTCGTTCCTGATCCCACAGCTGAACCAGGGTTTCACCAGTGACAGTGAAGATGAATACCGGATGAACGTTGCGAAGCTCAACATGTGGTCGAGGAAATACAGCAAGGCACGTAAGGACGTTACCGCCATGAAACTGTGTGAGTTACAGGATACTAAGAAGCAGCTGGAAGCTTGGATGCGGCGTGAAGAGCGTAAGACCCCAAATCTTAATTATTAACCATCAGCAAAAAGCAAAATCAATGAGAACAAAACAAGAAATAAACCGAGCATTAGGGATACTTTATTCTCGTGGAGATAAAATTAGTATGCTTCAGGCAGAAATACTTGAAAATCGGCGCTCAGAGCGTCAGATATTTCAAAAAATGGTGATGGATGTTCCTCAAGAGAGTAGGGATGAAGATGCTTTTTTTGCTGCGCGTGATGCCGGAATGTTTCTGGAAGGGAAATTGGAGTTAGAAGATTTTCTACCAGAAGTGAAGCCACAGATTAGAAAGGAATCTGAACAGACGAAAGTAAAAGTTAGTGTCTCTCTGGAATATCTAATCACGCTTACAACAAGAATCGAACGGTTGGAAAAACAAGTATGTTTTCTTTTAGAACGTAGGAATAAAAGTGTATACAAGCATCAGGCTGATGCAAATAAGCAGGATTATCTGACGCAAACTCAAGCCTACAAATATATTGGGTGTAGCCAGTTAACTTTGATACGCTGGACGAAAGACGGTATGGTACGAGGGTATCGAAAAGGTTCTCATGTTTATTATAGTAAGAGTGAACTGGACATTAATCCTACGGTTCAGAACTTCCGGAATTTGAAATAAAAAGGAGATGTCCCATGAGAAACTATAGTTC